AGAGACTACATAAGGAATGGCAATGTCTGCATCTTCATCCTCAAAAGAATCATAGACATGCATTTCAAGAAGAGTAATAACCTCATCTTTTGAATTATCAGCATATTGATCGACACCCTCAATATCGCCAATAGTATCACCAGATGGGTCAAGATCGCCACCTTTATCTGAAGTTGGTAAATACCAGCCAGATTCAACATAGCGGTTATAATCATTTTTAGGCATACGAATAATATGCGTATATCTATTAGAAGTTTTTAAATCTTTGCTTTCTGGAGCAACGACAAAATCTTCAGCCTTAACAAACTGTGAGCATTGCCGATTTAAATTGCTGTCCCACCAAACCTTTTTAAATGTCTGGCCAACTAATGGTAGGTGAAATAACATTTGATCCAAGTCAGGGAAATACTCTGGCATCTCCTGGGAAATCTGATAATTCATATATTCCCGAACTCTACGAGACTGCTCTTCAGTTTCCTCATTTGGTTCTCCAACAATAACAGTTTTAACTGGACCACCTGAAGGATAAAGTTCGGCAATTGCTCTAGCATTAAATTGGGTTGCTGCTTCTGCAATCATAGGATGTACTACAGTTGACAATCCACGAACAGCTCTTTCCTCATCTGACTCTTCAATACCACCCTCTGGCTCAAGAGTCTGTAAACCTTTTTTGTATCTCTCTTCCCACTCGGAGCGAGCTTCTTTATCAGTATTATAAAAATCTATTAAATCAGAAGCAGATCTTCTTAATTCTTTTTCAGACATGTCCTCGGCAAGATTTGCATCAAAGTTGCTGTCATTCTCTTTTACGTTATCAAGATCAGGATCACCTATTAAAACATTTTCGCCAATTGATTCAACCTGTAAATTGTCAGGTGGTGCACCTTCGGTGAATGGTATTGGTTCTTCAGCCATATATTGTTATCCTTCTTTTTTCTTCGTATTCGTCTTCTTCGTAATCCTTTGAATGCGTAACAAACCAGCCCTTTCTCAATCTTAGCCATGCTTGAGTACATGTATCAACTATATCGTCATTATCTCCTGCAGGAAAGGCAGAACATATGTCAATTAAATTTTTACTCCATTTTTTATCAAAAGGAAAGTAAATTCTACCATCTTCTAACAAAGCAGACGATGCATGAGCACGAGCTTCCTTGTCTCTGTCAGGTAAATACTCAAGAACTGGGATACCAGCCATGCGCAAATCCTGCAATAAAGATTGGCCAGAAGCTTTCTTTTCTATCAACACAGCATCAGGTTCATAATCGTGATATGCATCTTGAGCAATTTTTCTAAGTTCGGGATATGTCACTCTGTCATACCACATCTCTAAAACGATAGCGCAAGTCATTCCTTTATTTTTAAAAACTCCCCAAGTTGTGCGAGCTGAGTAAGAAGTTTTTTCTTTTGTGCTAAATGCAGTGTCCCATGATTGTATAACATATTCTATTTCGGGAAGTTCCTGTTTTTCCCATGGCACCCACCATTCTGCTTTTAATATCCCACCACCTTTGGGCATAGGTCTCTGCTGCAATTGACCTGCACTGGCATAAGACCCAAGACTTTTCTCAAGACTGCTAAGAGTTTTCTCATCAATCCTCTCTGGCCACAACAACTCACCCTCTTTAGTTCTGGGGTCTGAGAAGTTGAGTGTTGAGTTTGGTGGTGTTGGATGTCCCACTTCATACCGAGCAGGTAAACATAAATGATTCCAGTCATTGTATTCATTCCTTAATATATGTCCAGTAAGATCTGTCTCATGGACTCTTTGCATTATAATTATAAAAGCTCCAGTCTTTGGGTCATTAAGTCGAGTTTGCATGGCTTGATCCCACCATTCAAGAACTCCCTCTCTAACAGTAGAGCTTTCGGCTTCACGAACATTGTGGGGATCGTCAATAACTATTATATCGCCACCCTCACCAGTCAAAGCACCATCAACAGACGTTGCTATTCTCTGGCCAGTTTTATCGTTTTCAAATCTTTGCTTTTGATTTTGGTCAGTTGTTAATTTAAAAGTTTTCCCGAAGTGATTCTTATACCAAGGACTGTCAATTAATCTCCTGCACTTAACAGAATCTCTGATGGAAAGAGAGCCTGCATAAGATGCATAAAGAAATTTTTTGTCTGGCTGAATAGTCCAAGTCCAAGCAGGTAGAGCAACTGCCACTGATATAGACTTCATATGACGAGGAGGAATATTAATTATAAGCCTTTTAATATCTCCTTCAACGACAGCCTGCAAATGTTCTGCTATTGCATCAATGTGCCAATTATCATAGAAGTCACGTCCAGGCTCAATCGTTGGCCAAGAGCTCCTGATAAACTCCCTCAGAGATCTCCTCATCTTCTCTGCTCGAACTTCCGTCAATGACAGAGTGTTCAAGAACTCGTTCAATTGCATTTAAGTCCTCTCCAGTTAATTTGCTGATGTCAATAACTTTTGTCGTTTCAACAGAAGCATTAACTTCAACTGCTTTTAAATCAGGCACACATTTACCGAGCAGAGTTTTTGCAGCCATAACTCTTAACTCTGGATCTGCACCAACTTTACCAACACTTTGCACTGCACCATCTTGGTCTTGAGAATAAACAGGAAAAATTTCTTTGCCTTGCATAACAGAAGCAAGGAAGCCAACAGGATCTGCTTGACCCATTATCCAATTGATTGTCGCTTGGTGGTTCCATTTTTTATAACGAGCCTGACGAGGTTGTGCTGGCTGTTGATTTTTAAGAGACTCGACAGATTTGAATCTGCCATCCCACTTTTCTGGTTCAACTTTACGACCATTATTAACTGGTCTTTGAACCTGAATTTTTTTGTTTTTTCCTGGCACGAGTAAATCCTTATTAAAACCTTGTTTTGCAGTGGTCATCTGTAAATCAACCATAACCTATTTTTTTGGAAAAAGAAACCCCACATTTCTGCAGGGTTTAAGTTGGAAGGAAATCATGATATGAAGATGGGTGTTTGACAAAATAGCAGATTAATTAACACCCAACATTTCATAGAATGTAATACAAGAATTGTGCTTTGTCCAAAGCGAACGATCCCAAGTCTCACATCCTAACATTAAGTTTAAAGCAATTAAACTAGAAAATAAAGAAAAAATTACAACAATTAAAACTATGCCCAATGCTTTCACTCCTGCTCTCAATATTTTTATCATTTTATTTTGGGTCCAAGTGACCAAGAAACAAGTGAATATCTCGTTCCTTTTGTAACAGGCTTAACTCTATGTAAATAGTAAGAGGGAAAAACTAAAATATCTCCTTTATTAAGATGTACATCTGTTGGCTTTTGTGTTGTATGATATTGAAAAACACCACCCTCAAAATCATCATTTAACAAAACAGACATAGACAATTTCCTTGTGTTAATTGCACCCTCACGAACATTAAAGCCATCACCATCAATATGGAAGTCATAATGATTTGTAGGTGCTTTATATCTAGTCAACTGTAGAGGTTCAATTGAATTAAGTTCAAATTTAAAAGACTCAAAATTTATTGACTTAAAAAATCCGAAGAAAGTAGACATCCAAAAATTATCTGTTATCCAAGTTATATCACTCTCCCTTAAATCTTTTACAACTCCATATTCATTAGCACCAGTGCTCACTGTCCCTGACTCCCAGTCGCCTAAAGAAATTAATAAGTCGCAGATATTATCTGGTATTGCCTTATTTAATTTCCAATATTCAAAATAACTCATATTAATTCCCATCCATTAATTGTTAAAACATATTTTTTATTTTTAACCAACACCTGATCACCAAGTTGTGTATCACGTGGCTCTTTATCGAACATAGGGATGATGTTTAAATCATCCCACCACCTTTTCCCTGTACTCATAGCTAATACCATAATACATTTATCAACGTCAGGCAAACTTCTGATAACGGATATCATAGCAACTGTTTTAGAGTCATGGATAAGTGCTACTATTTCTTTCCTAGGCATCTTTAAACCTCCCAACTTTAATTGGTCCACAACCATCTTCGGTGTACCATCTTTTAGTTATAGAATAACCAACAGAAACACCATCATCAATTTCATCTCTAATCTCAGTCTCTTCTAGAGTTTGTATTCTATATTTATATTTGTATTCTAAATATTTTTCTGGTAAAGTTTTAATAATTTCTTCAACTTCGTTTTTGTCTGTAAATGAAATTGCATTTTCAAACATGCAACAATACCATTGTGGATTTTTTATATCTACCATTATACAGTCATCACTATTATTGACATCGCCTGAATGTGAGAACTCTCTTATACCTATATAATATCTTTTGTTTCCAGTTTTCGGCATTTAATTTTCCTTTCTTAAATTGCTATCGCAGACCCAGAGGTTTCGAGGGAGGAGCAACCTCCCTCATCATCAGTGCGAATTATTGACACCAGTAAGACTCAGGCATTTTACCCATTCTCTCTTGCCTTTCCTTTTCAATAAAATCAAAATCAATTGGGTTATCAACAGGATGAAACCGAACACAAGTAGAGTAGTCACCGACAACCTCAGCTATATATTCTTCACCATCAATCATAACAACTTCATCATGTTCAACTGGATCATTTTCTCTTATTCTTTTTTTCTCAGCAATATCACCTTCAGTATATGAACACTGAATCATTGCACCATGAGCAAGACCCCAATATATTCCATCATCTTCACTGTCATATCCTTGGTAAAGAGAAACAGTTTTAACACTAAGGTCAAAAGTTATCATCTCACCAGTGATACCATGTCTGCCTTTTCTAATATCAGGTGCTTTTACTCTAACACCAAAAGTGTTTATTTGATCGCCGAGTCCAGTAATTTTATTTAATGTTTTCATTTAACTTCCTTTCTTACTATAAATTAATTCTATCTTATTTTTAATCAAATGTAAAGGGCAAAAGGGGAGAAAACTCCCCTAATGCCAAATAATTCAGCGATGATTGGCCAGATGTCGCTTTAGTTTGCCAGCGATCTGGTGGAAATACATTCCACCATAATACTGCACTGGCTCATCAAGTCGGTCATAGTGACCTTCTCGATAATCGATATCAGCACGATTATCGATGTCCTGATAAAAAGTCACAAGGACATCACGATCAACAAGAGTGGACGGATTGCACTTCTTTTCGAGAAACACATCCTTAAGAAAAGAGACATATCTCTCTCTTAAATCAGCATCCCCTATGGAGTCAGCACACTCAATGTAATTGTGCACTTCTCCCCAAGTATAAGTGTCCCATTGACCTTTGAATCGAATTCCGAATGGTATTTGCTTTTTCATTTTTTCACCTCCTTTCTCAGTCTATACCTTATTGTATCTTATTTTTATCCAAAAGTAAAGTCATTTGTAAAAATAAATTAACTAAAATATCCTTTAAAAACAATAACTTACAAAGTTTTTAAAAAAAAGTTACCAGTCTTCGGTTTCGGTTACCGATTATTTTTTTGTTAGGTAACGTCT